ACATAACCAAAGCGCAGTTGAGACAACTCTATCAGGCTCAGCTCATCGATAACGACGAATACCTGAGACTTTTAAAAGAGTTTGCAGGGATAGAATCCCGACCGACCACGGAGTACAACCACTACGACGAAAATGGCGAGTTTATTGGTAGCAGCGTGGACACCGATCTTTCTGACCTGCTGGGCGAGGCTGGCGTGGAGGTGCGGGACGATGGCTGAACTGAAACCGTGCCCGTTTTGCGGCGGGGAAGCCAAATTTTTAATAAAATGTCACATGGAACGTGGAATTACAAGAGGATACAACTTTGGAATATGCTGCACAAAATGCGGCATTAGTACAACCAAAACAAATTATGGCATTGAGTTACAACTTAATAGTAACGGTGAAATAGAAACGACTCTGGACGAACGTCCACTAGCAGTCGAGGCATGGAACATGAGGGTAAATGATGGCAAGGATGATAGCTAAACTTGTTGCATGCCACCTGATCGGAGACTATTGTTTGCAGGGCGATTTTATCGCAAGGACGAAAGGCAAGAACTGGTATCACCTGTTTATACACTGTTTTCTTTACGTCATCCCTTTCTGGGTGGCTTTTGGGTGGGGCCGGAGCCTCGGGGTTTTGTTCTTTTCGCATGCGATTGTTGATGCGATGAAAGCGAGATACCACAAGATATCGTACTGGCTCGATCAGACCATCCATTATGCCGTATTGGCAGCATACTTACTCTGGAGGTGGGCGTATGGGTCAACATAAGCACAACCCGACCGCCATTGCGGCGGCAAAGGGCGAGCTTCCGCCGAAGAAGCGGGAGCGGCGGCTGACCAAGCGGCAGGCGGAGCGGCTTTTGAAAACAGAGATCTTGAGTAGATGCACGCCGCTGTTTGCACTGCCGCCCGAGTTGCAACAGAATCGGAAGGGAGTATATGGATTATGACTGATTATATCAGCCGCGAGGCGGCGCTGAAAGCACTATATGCGGACTATGCTTATCCGGCAATGGGCATTATCAAGGAAATCCCCGCCGCCGACGTTGCGGAGGTGGTGCATGGGCGGTGGATTAAAGATGATTTTCTTTCCGATGATGTAAACAACGCCGAAAAATGTAGTCAGTGCGGCGAACTGATTGGATGGTTCGGGAATCTGCCGAACTACTGCCCCAACTGCGGTGCAAAGATGGATAGAGGTGAAGATCGTGCGGTTAGTTGATTTAGATGCAGTAATTGATTGCCTCGAAGTGGAGTGGGGATACGAGGGGATACGTAAGGACTTATACAGTCTGCCAGTCGTAGACGCTGTGCCGGTAGTGCGGTGCACGGACTGCAAATACGGTTCCTACGACAGCAAGCCGAATGGAGCTATGGTCTGCCTGCGAACAAACGATGGCTTCTGGCGGAAGGAAACTGATTTTTGCAGTTACGGAACACCCAAAAATGATGGAGGGGAAACATGAGCCACATCCTTGCAATTGACCCAGGCAATGTACAGAGTGGATATGTTCTGGTCGAGCACGACGGCGAAGAGATTCGCCGCGTGCTGGAAGTTGGAAAAATCGACAATACAGATGTTTTTCGCGTGCTGCGGACAAGTATTTCCCCTAACGGCGTAGATGTCGCAATCGAAATGATTGCGGGCATGGGAATGCCGGTCGGACAGGAAGTCTTCGACACGTGCTTCTGGATTGGGCGCTTTTGGGAGGTAGCGACGCTCGCAAGAGGCGTTTGCAATCTGAAAAAGATATTTCGGCGAGAAGAGAAGCTAAATCTGTGTGGAAGCATGAATGCAAAAGACGCAAATATCCGGCAGGCGCTTGTAGACCGCTACGCGCCCGGACAGCCGAACTATGGCAAGGGAACAAAGAAAAACCCCGGTTTCTTTTACGGGTTCTCGGCGGATATGTGGGCGGCAATGGCGGTTGCCGCGACGTATTTCGACAAGTACATAAAGGGGGTAAAACTGTGAAAGGGCTTACAAAGCGTATCCGAAACAGCAATCAGCAGTATTTTGACGCCGGTGTCACTGCTGGCGCGCAGAAGATGTGTGATCTGTTTCTGGTGGCGCTGCACGAATCCGGCTTCATCAGAACGCCCGCAAAAGCGAAAGAGCTTATGGCGCTTGTAAGCAATCTTGACGCAGAATACGGAGTGGCATGGCAAGGCGAATCAGAATCAGACGAGGCGATCGCAAAAATCGACTATGTACTGAAAAAACTGTGTGGCGATGCGTTTCAGCCGTTTTTCGAACGGAACGATCTGATTTTAGATTGGTGGGAAAGGGGCGTTAAAAGTGGAACAAATTAAAGGCGCAAAGTATGACAACGGGAAACCCAGAATCTCTCTTGTGCCTCCAGGGATCATTACGGCAATCGCCGAGGTGAGGGAGTTTGGGAAGCAGAAATACGCAGATGCCGAGGACTGGCGCAGCGTGCCGCGCGAGAAGTGGCAGGAGGCGCTTCTGCGCCACGTTTTGGCAATATGGGATAATCCGCTGGCAATTGACGAAGAAAGCGGTCTCCCAGCTCTCTGGCACGTTGCAACTAACGTTGCGTTCCTGTGCTCTGCGTATAAGCGCGAGCTGGAAGAAGAACGGGAAGAAGCACGCATTGTGTGCAACCTACAGAGTTGTGATGAATAGGCAAACGCCCGACTGCACCGACGTGTTTCGCTTTCGCCTCCGGCAGCAGAGAGAAAAAAAGGGCATGAAGCGGTACGTTTTAAGCGAGCTGTGTGGGCTTTCTCGCCCAACAGTCGGGATGTACGAACGAGGCGAGATAGAGCCTACACTAACAGCTCTGGTTCAGCTATCCGAGAAGTTAGGCGTTTCAATTGATTATCTCGCGGGAAAATAAATCGAAAGTTTTTTCGATTTTGAAAGTATACTTTCAAAAAACTGTGAAAACTGTGATAACATGGGAGCGTAGAGATATAACTCTGCGCTCCTATTTTTTACACAAAGGAGTGGACGACGCGATAACGGGGTGGCGATATGGCTGCAAGACTGACAGATAGGCAGAAAAAGAAAATACTGGCAGACTATGTGCAGACGAACAATTATAGCGCCACCGCAAGAATGAACAATGTGTCGGCGACCTCAGTGAAAAACCTTGTGCGAGGGAATGCCGACATTGTGAAAATGTGCGAACAAAAAAAAGAAGAGAACACGGTGGAAATGCTGGCTTTTATGGAATCTCGCAAAGGCGAGATGCAAAAAGCCATTGATTTGCACTTAAAAGCACTAACTGACCCCGAAAAAATTAAGGCAGCGGCATTGAGCCAAATTGCTACGTCTTTCGGAATCATCGTTGATAAGGCGACTAAAAATACCGCTGGCAGCAATGACAGCCTCAATAAGCTGGACGGTCTGATTAAGGAGTTTAGGGATGCTGTTAAGCCAGAAACAAACTGAATTTGTTGTTAATTGCGGTCATCGCTGGAATTTCAAGGGCGGGGCTACGCGTAGCGGGAAAACATATCTCGATTTTAAGTGGATTCTCCCCATGCGGATTCGCGAACGCGTCGGAAAAGATGGGCTCACGGTAATTTTAGGTGTTACAAAATCAACTATTGAGCGCAATGTGTTAGAGCCTATGCGGAACATATACGGTGCGGACTTGGTAGGAGCAATATCAAGCGATAATACCGCGTGGATATTTGGAGAAAAGTGCTATTGTCTGGGCGCAGAAAAGGTCTCTCAAGTTTCCAAAATTCGAGGCGCGTCTCTTAAATATTGCTACGGGGACGAAGTTGCGGATTGGTCGGAAGAAGTCTTTTCGCTCCTAAAAAGCCGCCTCGATAAAGAGTATTCCTGTTTTGATGGTACATATAATCCGCAGTATCCAAACCATTGGCTGAAAAAATTCCTTGATAGCGATGCGGATATTTTCAGCCAAACGTACACGATTGATGATAACCCGTTTCTTCCTCCTGCGTTTGTTGAAAACCTAAAAAAGGAATACGAAGGAACGGTTTATTATGATCGATATATTAGAGGGCTGTGGATAGCCGCGGAGGGCGTTGTTTACAAGGACTTTGCAAACGACACAGAAAAGTATCTGATTGATGATCCTATCAAATGGGCGGAAGAAAACGATACAAAGTTCTCCGTTATTTCCATTGGCGTTGACTTCGGCGGCACGAAGTCTGCAACGAAGTTTCAGGCAACTGGAATCACAAAAGACTATCGCGTGGTCGCGCTGGAAGAGAAATATATCAAAAACGAAGAAATCGATCCCGATGCGCTGAACCGGCGCTTTGCCACGTTTTGCAGGCTGATAACAGCGAAGTACGGATACAGCCAGACACGCGCAGACAGCGCGGAAACGGTTTTGATTCGAGGACTAGATCATACTGCGCAGAAGCAGAATCTTGGAACGCAAGTCAAGAACGCGCTGAAAATGCAGATCACAGACAGAATCAGACTGGTCGTGCTGCTGATGAAGCAAGGCAGGCTCAAGGTGTCTCGGAACTGCCCGCACTTGATCGATGCGTTTCAATCAGCAATTTACGACCCGGATAAGTTCGAGGACGAGCGCCTTGACGATGGAACATCCGATATTGATAGCCTTGACGCATTTGAGTACAGCATCGAGCCTTACTATAAGGAGCTGGAACGCGCCGGGCATACGATAGGACGGTGAAAGAGTGAACATACGCAGAGCATTAAAGGAGCTGGGCTACGATACAGTTGGCACTGATTTCTACGATCTGATCGGCGTGTGGGGAGACTGGTACAAAGGGAATGTCGAGGACTTCCACAGTTACACGGTATGGAATGGCATTGAGGAATTGGAATGCCACAGATATTCCGTAAGCATGGCGAAAAAGGTTTGCGAGGATTGGGCAAACCTCCTGATGAACGAGCGCGTAAACATCACGCTCGAAGGGAAAAAGGAACAGGATTTCGTAGATGCTATTCTCCTGGAAAACAATTGGGAAGTAAAATCGAACGAATCGCAGGAGCGCAAAGCTGCGCTTGGCACAGTCGCGTATGTTCCTGTCATTGAGGGGATGTCTATCAACCCGTACACTTCTGAGATCGTTGATTCTGGACGTATCCGTATCAACTACGTCAGCGCGAAAAACATTTATCCACTGACATGGGACAATGGAATCATCAGGGAGTGTGCGTTTGCCTCTACAAAAAAGGTAGATGATACAGAATATACGTACATTCAGGTGCATCGTTTGAATGGCGGCGAGTACGACATTGAGAATCACTTGTACGATTCGGATGAAGTTCCGCTGACCAGCGTAAAGGGCTTCGAAACGATCCCGCCTGTTATCCACACGGGGAGCGACAAGCCTCAGTTCGTCATCGACCGGCTTAATATCGCGAACTCCGACGAAAGCAATCCGCTCGGCGTGGCGGTGTTTGCATACGCCATTGACCAGCTCAAGAGCATAGACATCACCTACGATAGCTATGTAAACGAGTTTGTACTCGGTAAAAAGCGTATTGTGGTGCAGCCGGAGGCGACAAAAGGTGTTGACGGTCACCCTGTGTTTGATAGGCGCGAAACAGTGTATTATGTTTTGCCGGAAGACAGGGGAAGCAACGGGAGTATCTTGCAGCAGGTCGATATGACGCTGCGCACGGCAGAGTTTAACACTGGTATGCAGGATATGCTCAACATCCTGTCCAGCAAGTGCGGATTCGGTGAGAATCATTACAAATTCAATCAGGGAAGCATCGCCACAGCAACGCAGGTCATCAGCGAAAACAGCACCATGTTTAATACAATCCGAAAGCATGAAATTATTTTGCGCGGAGCAATTACTAATTTGTGCAGGACGCTGCTACGTATGGGGAACCGTTACATGGGCGCGGGACTTGATGAAAATATTGAAATCAGCATTGATTTTGATGATTCTATCATTGAAGATAAGCAAGCCGATTTTAATCGCGACAAAAGTATGTTAGATTCTGGCATCATGAACGACTGGGAGTTCCGTATGCGTTGGATGAACGAGGACGAGGCGACCGCAAAGGCTGCGCTCCCAAAGGCGCAGGACATGGTTAAAGAGCCGGAGGACGAGATAGAGTGAGGTGATGTACGGTGAAAAAGTATCCGTTCTCACCTGCTATGTTAGATGCACTTCCAGAAGAACTGGCAGAGCTGTTCCGAAGCCTGGAGGATACGCTTCTTGACGAGATTTGCAGTAGGCTTCCGCTGAAAGATCAATTAAACGAAGTCACAGTAAACGCGATCCGTGCGTTAAGAACGCACGGAATTGACACGAAGGACATCAAGCGTGCGATTCAAAAGACGGCGGGCATCAGCGAAAAGAAGCTGGACAAACTGTTTGACGATGTTATAGCCAGAAACCAGAAGTATTACACAGAAATTATCGACATGGTAGGGCTGACACAGCCCGATATTCTGGTGAACGCTGCGACAATTGAAGCAATCAGAGCGCAGACACTTGATGAGTTCCATAATATCACGGCTTCTATGGGATTCCTGGTGAACAAAGGAAGGACGATGCTCCCGCCTGCGCGTGCCTATCAGTGGGCATTGGATTCTGCTGTCATGCAGATTCAGAGCGGTGCTATCAACTACAATCAGGCGATAACGTCTGCGGTGCAGCAGCTTGCAGGTGGTCTGAAAGTCGTGAACTACGAAAGCGGACACGTTGACCAAATCGACGTGGCTGCGCGCCGAGCTGTGATGACGGGTGTAAATCAAATCTGCCAACAATACTCGATTCAATCAATGGAGTATTTAGGGACTAACTTTGTAGAGATTTCCGCCCATTCGGGAGCGCGTGACATTGATGGTCCGAATGGGTGGGAGGCACATACAAAATGGCAAGGCAAGGTTTTCGAATGGAAAAAATAACATCGGAGAGCTATTCCCCGATGTTAAAACCCCAGTATTTTGTTTCAGCTTTTTTTCTCGCAGCGATTGCAGCTTCGATATCGTCAAAAGTTCCAACGTTTACACGCCCTGCATCGCTTGTGATTGTGACACGATAGACAATTCGCCCGTTTTCATACCGCCTAACTTGAACGCCCGGTGTTCCAGTAGAGTTGTTGCTTCTGGCTTTTCGGTTTCGAGAGTTCTTTTTGTGAGACACCCAACGGCAGTTGTCCGGGCAGTAATCTTTGTCACCGTCTATTCGGTCAATTTCAAGTCCGGGCTTGTAGCCATTCGATATCGCCCATTTTGCAAAGACATCAAAATTATTCCACTCCGAAGAATAGAAAATGCCCTTGTCACTATAATATTGGCTATTTGTGCATACGCCATTACAGCGCCGCCGCATTTCTGACCAAGTATGATAAAGCCTGTTTGAGTGTTTTCGGAGAAACAAAGGAGAGACATTTTGCTTGCAACGACCACATGAAAGAGAATTATTACGCAATGAAGCTGCCGAAACACTTCGGACTGTTCCACAATCGCATTTGCAAATCCATCTTGTCGGGCTTATTTTCCCGTCTCTGTGAAGTACAGTCCATGAGCCAATGCGCGTTCCGCTAAGGTCTTTGAGTTTATTTGGCATTTAATCACCTCATAACAATTATAACATAAATTCGATCGAAAGTCAAATTAAGATGTATTTCACTCGCGCCGCAGCAAGGAAAGGGGATGGTAAAACGATGGTTTCTCCAGATTTCGAGCAGTCAACAGGGTATGGAACTGTTACTGGTCTAGGCGGGGCAAACTGCCGATAGCGTCACCACTTTTACCCGTTTATTCCCGGCGTTTCGGAGCGAACTTACACGGACGAACAGCTTGAGCATATCGACGATGGTCTTGGCTGTACATTTGACGGTAAGGCCTACACTGCATACGAGGCGACCCAAATGCAGCGCCGTCTCGAACGGCAGATCAGAGCGCAGAAAAGGCTGAAAAATGCTTATAAATCCGCCGGATTATCCGAAGATGCGACCGCTGCTAATATTAAACTGCGGCGGCTAAATAACAAATATCGGGAGTTCAGCAGGGAAGCGGGATTGCCAGAGCAGAGAGAAAGGATAAAAGTTCTTACCGATGGGGAGATAACGGACGATAGTCGCTTTGCTCCACTGAGAGAATATGCCGGGGAATGGAGGATAAAGGAAAGATTTTCTGACCGACAATACGTTATTGATGTTGGAAAACCGCAGATTGCTGGAGCAAAGCAGCACTTTTGGGACAATCTTGAAACGAGAGTGGACAGAAGTGGCTTGAATCTGGACGCTGCGCAGAATATAATCGATAATAACAGATTAACTCTGTACCAAACAGACCGGCAAACACTTAAATTCCTTGCAGTCGACGGATATGTAATGTTAAACATGAAAAATGAAATCGTGACCGTTGTGCCGGAAAAACTCCGTAAGAAGTACCGTGATTATTTGGAGGGTAAATAAAATGGCAAGAAGCCCTATTGCAAAACATGACTGTCCTCTGTATGGTCGAGAAACGATTTGGTCAGAATGCGTGGAGGTTCAAGAGGTCCGCGAGGACGAGATGGATGCTAAATGGCTGAGAGAACCGTTTGATATGGACAAGGCAAACAATGTTTGTGAAAAGTGCAGATGGTACATTGTAAGTGGCAGAGAATGAGGTGCTTACATGATCGATGAAAAACTCAAGGCAGCAATTGAACAAGCTCTGGCCAAAGGCGCGCGTGTGCAGCTTAAGCAAATGAAAGATGGCAGCGTCAAGGCACAAATAATCAAGGCAGAAGAGATTAAAAAATAAATGGAATACCCGTAGCGCAATCGAGCGCGCGGATGTGGCACGATGAGCCAACTGACTACGATTTTGTAGCCGGTTGGCTCTTTTGTTTTTAGGTAAAACCCGCGAAGCACTGCGGTTTTTATACAATCTATCGCCGCGACGAACAGCGGACAAAGGAAAGGAAGATAGAAATGGCATTGACCAGAAAATTACTGAAAGGCATGGGGCTCACCGACGAGCAGGTGGACACCATCATTGAAGCACACACCGACACTGTGGACGGCTTGAAAGCTGATGTTAGCAAGTACAAGTCGGATGCAGAGAAGCTGCCTGGCGTTCAGAAGCAGTTGGATGACCTAAAGGCGGCAGGCGATGGCGGCTATAAGGAGAAGTACGAGAAGGAGCACTCGGACTTTGAGGCTTATAAATCCGGCATCACAGCAAAGGAATGCAAGGCGGCAAAGGAAAAGGCTGTTCGGGCTTACTTTGAAAGCAAAAATATCACTGGCGCAAATCTCGATCTTGCCATGCGCGGCTGCGGCGAGGAAATGGCCGTATTGGAGATGGACGGTGAGAAGATCAAGGACACCAAGAGCCTTGATGCACTTATCGAAGGAACGTACAAGGGACTTGTCTCCAAGCCTTCTGTCCGTTTGGATATGGGCGCACGGCTCAACGAAGGCGATAAGGCGATGACAAAAGACGAGATCATGCAAATCGCAGACAGAGCGGAGCGGCGCGCTGCAATCGCCGCAAATATGGATTTGTTTAGAAAAGGAGACTAAAAATGGCTGCTGATCCGAAATTGATTAAGAAAGCTGACCTCGCGCGTATTCGCGAGATCGAATTTACCGAAATGTTCGGCTATTCCATCAAGAAGCTGATGGAGGCGCTGGGCGTTACCCGTAAGATTCCCAAGCAGGCTGGCACGGTGCTCAAGAGCTACAAGGCTACCGGCACTCTGGAAGACGGCGCTGTGGCTGAGGGCGAGACCATCCCCCTGAGCAAGTACAAGACCGAGGCTGTGAACTACAAGGAGATCACCTTGAAGAAGTGGCGCAAGGCCACCTCTGCCGAAGCAATCACCGATCGCGGCTACGATCAGGCGGTGGAAATGACCACCGATGAAATGCTCAAGGACGTGCAAAAGGGCATCCGTAAGGACTTCTTTGACTTCCTTGCAACAGGCACGGGAACGGCATCTGGCGCGACATTCCAGGCGGCTCTTGCGCAGGCATGGGGGCAGCTCCAGGTGCTGTTTGAGGATGACGAGATCGGTGCGGTTTATTTCATGAATCCGCTTGATGTTGCGGATTATCTCGCAACTGCGAACATCACCCTGCAGACCGCTTTCGGCATGACCTACGTCGAGAACTTCATCGGTCTTGGCACTGTGATCCTGAACTCCAGTGTCCCCAAGGGCAAGATTTATGCTACCGCAAAGGACAACATCGTTCTGTACTATATCCCGGTGAACGGCGCTGATCTCGGTGAAGTGTTTGATTTCACCACCGATGCCACGGGATACATCGGCATTCATGAAGAGCCCGATTACACCAACATGACCGCCTCCGATACCGTTATCAACGGCATGGCGCTGTTCGCGGAGCGCACAGACGGCATTGTCGTCGCTTCCATTACTCCGGCGGTGGGGGGCTAACTGAACTGCTGAACGAGCCTGACCCTAAAACCCCGGCTTTCTCCGGCATGACAAAGGCACAGATGCTTGAGTATGCCGATGAAAACGGGGTGGAAGGGGTCAGCAGTTCAATGAAGAAGGCTGAAATTCTTGCGGTTTTGGAAGGAGGACGCCGATGACTTACGCAGATTTTGAATACTACTCCGGCATTTACATGGGCGCTGTGAGTGAGACCGATTTCCCGCGTCTTGTTGTCCGCGCCAGCTCTTTCCTCGATTACTACACGCGGAATCGCGCAAAGGACAACGCCGACCTCGATGCGGTAAAAATGTGCTGCTGCGCTCTTGTGGACAAGTATGCCGTAATTGACGCAGCGCAGGCTCTTGCGACAAAGCGTCTGACAGATGCATCCGCAGCAGACGCAGAGATCAAGAGTGAAACGGTCGGCGGCTATTCCAGGACGCTTGTGACAGGCGGAGACGCTGCGGTCTCCGCCCTGTCCGCAACGGACAGCGCGAGAAAACTGCTTGCAGATACCTGCAATGAGTATCTTGCACATACTGGCTTGCTGTACAGAGGAGGATGCGGATGTATGCGCCCCACACTGTAACGGTCTACAACGTTACGCAAAGCACAGACCAGGCAACGTTTGAGGATAAACAGGAAACGCATATCACGGTGATCCGCGGTGTGTTTTTTGAAGCGTCCAAAGCCGTCAACGTGCGCGAGAGCGGGCTTGTAGGCGCGGACGCGGTCAACCTGTATATCCCGTTCTCCTCTCCCGCTGTTGACGGCGTGACGGGCGTTGCAAAGCGCTTTGTGCGCCCGCAGGAGTTCTGGCGCGCTGCGGATAAGACCGAGCTGTGGACACTTTCAACAGACGGAAACGGCGGCACGACCATTTTCATAAAGGGAGAAGTCGTCGAGCCGAATAAGACCGTGGAAACGATCGAAATGCAGTACGACGATGTGTACACGGTCACGAAGGTTGACGAGAAGGACTTCGGAAGCCCGGACATGAGACACTGGGAGTGCGGGGGCGTATGAGATTCGGCATAAAAACGGCGGGATTCGAAAACCTACAGATCAAACTTGCCGAGGGCTGCGAGCGGGCAAAGCACGCCGTGGCGGTGCAGATTCAGAAAGATACCTCCCCGTTTGTGCCGTTTCGCAGCGGCTCTCTGGATACGCGCACACGCGTCGTTGACAACATGGTCATTTATCCCGGCCCGTATGCGCAGTTTTTGTACTACGGAAAGGTCATGGTCGATCCTGAAACGGGCAGTACATTTGCCCCTCTAGGCGGGACAAAGATCGTGACAGATAAAAACCTTGTTTTCAGCAAATCAGGGCACGCGCAAGCACAGGCATTCTGGTTCGAGGCGTCGAAATCCGAAAACCTAGACAAATGGATTCGAATTGCAGAAAAGGCGGTGAAGCATGAGTACGGATAAGCCTCGCGTTCTGGTATCAGCGGAGGAGGAGGCAGACATTTCTCGGATGCTGATGATCTGGATCAACACCTTTTCTGACGAAGAAATGCTGTTTGTCAACTACGAGTTTCTTGCTGCCGATTCTGCCGGCATGGCACTCTCGACTATCCCCGGAACGTACATCACACGGCGCTATATCCTCGGCGGGCATGAGGCGGAATACCAATTCAAAGTCATCGCCCGCATTATCCCCGGAAACGGAGCAAGCAACGGAAAGCGCTTGAACGCCGACGCGCTGCTCAACAGGCTCGGTGATTGGGCGACGGAAAATTACCCAGACCTCGGAAAGAACATCCACGTCCGGCGTGTGGAGATCGCAAGCCGCGCGGCGATGTTTGCCAAATACGAGGACGGGACGGAAGATCATCAAATTCTTATGAAACTGACATATGAGGTGAAATAACTATGGCAGATATGACATTTAACACCACAGCCGGTCAGACCATCGACAGAGAGATGCTGCTCGCGTGCCTTAACACGGGGACGGCATCCGCACCGACGTGGTCTCCCCTCGGCACACGCGTAACGGATTCCAGCGTGGAATACGACTGGCAGGAGGAATCCAACAAGGACATCCTTGGAACGACGAGAAACTCGGCAAAAAAGCCAATCCAGAAGCAGACGTTTGACCCCGCAGAACTTGATGCAGGCGACGCGGCGGTCGTAAAGATTTGGAATCTTGCGATCAAGGATCAGGACGTAGCGGCGCTGGCAAATCAAGATGTGCTGATCGTGCATCTTTACGCCGGGACAGCTAAGACAGCCGTGTTTGCGGAACGCTACTCTTCCTGCATGGTTAAGCCCTCTTCACTCGGCGGCGAGGGTGGCGGCTTTATCGGAATGCCGTATGACGTCACATACGGCGGCACGCGGACGATCGGTACAGCCTCTGTCGGCGCGGGCGGTGCGATTACGTTTACCCCGGATAATGAGTAAGGAGTGAGATCATGGCTGAAATCAGATTTGACACTGGCGTTGTTGCGTTCGACCTGAACGGCAAAACGACCATCGAATTTAACCCGACTGACAGCGTCATCGTGGAGAAAATCTATAACACGTTTGACGAGCTGGACAGAAAGCAGGAGGCGTATAAAGCGGAGGTCGAAAAGTGCGCAAACAAGCGTGAGATTTTCGACATCGCTCGCCGGAGGGATGAAGAAATGCGCGACATCATCGACAGCCTGTTTGGCAAGCCTGTTTGCGCTGACCTGTTCGGCAACATGAACATTTACGCGCTGGCAAACGGTCTGCCTGTCTGGTGCAATCTGATGTTAGCTGTGATCGACCAGATCGACACAACGTTTAGCCGCGAACAGAAAGCCACCAATCCGCGCATTAAGCGTTATACAGAGAAATGGAGGAAGTAAACTATTCCCTCCCGACCTCGGTTGAGGTAGGCGGAAAAGAATACCCGATCCAGTCAGATTTTAGAGCGGCGCTGGACATCCTCGCCGCTCTTTCTGACGGCGAGCTGGACAATCAGGACAAGGCTGAAGCTGCTCTGGCTATCTTTTACCCAACGCTTGAAGAAATGCCGTATACGGACTATCAGGAGGCGTTGCAACAGTGCTTTCGGTTCATCGACTGCGGCGAATCCCCACGAGAGGAAAAGAAGCAGCCGACGCTTATGTCGTGGTCGCAGGATTTCAGCATGTTCATTGCGCCGATCAACAGAATCGCCGGGTGCGAGGTGCGTGCGCTGGAATACCTACACTGGTGGACGTTTATGTCATACTACCGCGAGATCGGAGACTGCCTCTTTTCGCAGGTGGTCTCCATCCGGGATAAAAAAGCACGCGGTAAGACGCTGGAAAAGCAGGAAAAGGAGTTCTATCGTCGCAATCGCGATTTGATCGACCTGAAAACGACATACACCGAAGCAGAAAAGGATGTGCTCGCGGCGTGGGGTCTGAAAAAAGAATAGCCGCCATACGGCGGCTACGCTCCAATTATGTTCAAAATGTTATTTATAATAAATAAAACTGAGAGAATTAGTAGGATAACACTTAGTACAACACGAAGCGCTGTGTTCTGCTTCTGATTTGGCTTTTTTGCATACGACGTTCTTCTCTCGTTCCACAGTTCGACTTCGCCGGTCTTCCCAATCCGCACTGTAAAAAAGGCATTTTCCTGCTCTTCTTGAATCTTAACAAGATACGGTTTGGATGGCTTTCCGTATTTGTAAAAGGTAATCAGGTGCTGTCCCGGTAAAGCTGGGATGCGTAACACGCCACCATTGCTTAAAGAGCCGACGGGCTGCCCGCTCATCACAACAGAAAGGCAAATGGCGCTTCCAAGAGAATTAGGCTCTCTGTATAGTTCAACAACACACTCGCGCATTTCCATCCTCCTAACTCATTTTGGCAATGTAAAAACCAAAGAAACCCATATAATCCTTTTCCGCTCAAATATAACACAAGAAGCGGAAAACAGCAATAGGTGGTGAAAACATGGCAGATGGCAGAGTAACGATTGCGGTTGACGCTGATGCAAAACAAGCACAGAAAGAGCTTGATAAGGTCACGCAAAGAATCAATACCATCGAATCCAATATCCAGAAAATGAAGTCGCAGCGATTTCCTCTTGCGGAAAAAGCTGCGCAGCTCGCGGCGGAGCTGGATGCGGCGAACGCAAAACTGTACGAAATGCAGAACGCGGCTGCTGGGCAGTATACCGCACAGCAGATCGCTATGCAAGAGGAAAACGTCAAATCCTTATCCTCTCGATACAACGAGGTGCAACGCCAGGTTGAAGCATACGATCGCAGGCTGCAGAAAGCCGGAACTGATCTTGTGTTTGCTAAAGAAGAAGCTGGCGCGCTGACTGAACAGATCACGAATGCATCTGCGGCCACAACTTCTCTTAGACAGGCATCCGAACGTGTCTCTAAAAGTTTTGAGAAGGTAGGAAGCCGAATAGCGGGGCTTATTAAGCGTGTCCTGTTTTTTTCAATTATCGCAAAATCGCTTTCCAGCATTCGAGCTTGGCTCGAAAAAATTATTGTGAGCAACGATGAGGCGCGTGCAGCCATCGGGCGTCTGAAAGGTGCACTTCTGACACTGGCACAGCCGATTCTGAATGTAGTTGTTCCTGCATTTGTAACATTGCTTAATGTAATCACCAGCATTATCACAGCCATCGCAAAATTTGTTTCTCGTCTGTTCGGTACAACGCTGGAGGCGTCTGCGGCGCAGGCAAAGAAACTGAATGATCAGAAAGAGGCTATTGCCGGCGTAGGCGGAGCTGCTGAAAAAGCCGAGAAACAGCTTGCCGGATTTGATGAGATCAATCAATTATCTAGCGAAAACGCCAGCGGTGGCGGAGCTGGAAGTTCCAGCACAGAAATTGCCCCTAATTTTGATTTTGCAAAAATCACGCAGGGCCTCGATCAGATCATCGACAAAGTAAAGACCATCGGCTTGATTATAGGCGCGTGGGCGCTTTCTATGAAGTTGCTGCGCGCATTGGAACTGCTTACCGGCTTAAGTATCCCCAAAAACATAAAAATCGGTGTTGCACTGATGATTGCCGGTGTCGCGCTTGCCGCCGAAAACATTGCGAATATCTTGAACGGCAAGTACAAAGCAGCCAGCCTTGAATCTCTGATCCGAGAAATAGTATCTGGCATGATGCTTGGTGTCGGGGCGTCACTACTTACTGGCGGTGCAATCGCCGCAGTATGGGCAATCCCCGTCGCAATCGCGCTGGTTATTGGTGTTACAGAGATCATCGTAAATTGGGATAAAATCAAACAAATGTGGTCTGATGTATGGGAAGGGATCAAAGCAATTTTCAAGGGCGACAAAGCAGCAGCAGATCAGCTATTCACGAGCGCCGTCAGCACGTGGATGGAGGGCGATTCCTTCATGGTGGAACTCGTTAAAAAAATCCTCGGTGAAGACGTATGGGAGTCCGCAAAGAAATACGTTGAAGATGGCGGAACTCTTTCCACGGCATACGGTACTGTTTTCTCTAAAATTGCGGAAAACATTAAAGCCCCGTTCGCGGGAATCGCAGAGTGGTTTGATAAAAATGTTATATCGCCAATAAGGAAACTTATTGAACCTCTGTCTAAGTCTTATGAATGGTTTGGCACTGAGGTCATCGCCCCAATCAAAGATACTTTCGCCCCGCTCCAAAATGATATTGGGAAAATCTTTGAAGGAGCATGGATGACTGTTGAAGCAATCTGGAAAACAGTATCAGGCTGGTTTGATGAGAATGTTATCCAGCCAATCAATGCGCTTTTTAGGGCAATGAAAGAATCTCTTGCACCTGCGTGGCAAGAACTTTGTGACGCTGTAAAGGGCATATGGGAGACAGTCTCTTCATGGTTCAGTGAGCACGTGACTCAACCAATTTCTGAGGCATGGAATAAAATGCTTGAGAATATGCAAGGCTTTGCAAAAGGAATTTTCAACGGAGTTCTTGCGTTTTTTGAGAAAATCGTTAATGGCATTGTTGATGGTTTCAACTCTGTCCTTAGTGGGTTTAACAGCGCGGCATCTTGGGCTGGAAGAGTCATAGGCAAGGACTGGAGCGGCGTAGGTCTGTTGGATCACGTCACGCTGCCCCGTCTTGCTTCTGGCGCAGTCATCCCGCCGAACCGGGAGTTTATGGCTGTCCTCGGCGACCAGCGGAGCGGAAACAATATCGAAGCGCCGGAGGCGCTTATCCGCAGGATCGTCCGTGAGGAAACAGGCGGGTCGTCGAGGCTGGAGTCTCTGCTGCAAACGCTGATTGAGGTCACCAGAGAAGGCAAGGTCATCCAGGTCAACGAGCGCGAGCTTGGGCGCGTGACCTCCCGTGCGCAGGCGAATGCCATGCGCACCAGCGGAAAGGTGGTGCTTGGATATTAAGCCTTTACTAAAGATCGGCAACGAGGATTTTACATGGATGCTCAACGAAGGGGCGATCCAGTGGTCACGCAACGACCTTGATTCCGACAAGACAGGTCGCACGATGGACGGTCTGATGCACCGCACGCGGATCACGGCAAAGCGCAAGCTACAAATCAGCTGCGCAAGGATGACAACGGAGCAGATGGCAAGCCTCAACAAGGCTTTGTTTCCGCAGTTCATCACACTGACATTCCTCGACCCTCTCAGTGGTGGGTACTACACTGGTACATTTTACGGCTCTACGGTACAAGCGACAACACAAATTTATGATGACTGTCTGGATGAAACATACTGGACGGACACATCCTTCAACCTGATAGAGAGGTAAGCTATGCAGACAACGAGCGCTATATACAAAAGCCTGCTGCATAATCCACTTGCCGAGAAGGAGATCAAGGCGGTCATTGCTGGTGCGACATACGGGCATGACAAAATAGTGTCAGCCCGTGTGTCCGGGGCACTGTTTGAGAGCTTTTCTATCGGCAATACGGCGTCCCGCGAGCTGGATATTGAGATCGTTCCGCAAGGCACGATCCCCCGGCAGGCGAAAATCCAGTTGTATCTACGCATGGTATTACGAGACGACACAGGCGCGGTCACGCAATCCAGTGAGTGGATTCCAAAGGGTGAGTTCTTTTTCTCCACGCGGAGCACAGACAAGGTTACCAGTTGGATGACGGTCACGGCATTTGATGCTATGCTGAAAGCAGAAGAGGACTGGATCAACGAGAGCTATTCGGAGACAAGCTTCCCGATGGACGCGTCTGCTGCTGTGGCGGACATCGCCCAGCGGATGGGCGTGGAGGTCGACAGCCGGACATCGTTGTCTACGGCCTTTACGGTCGCTTATCCGATCGGAGACTCCGGCTCTAAGACCATGCGCGAAGTGCTTGCGGAGATCGCTGTTGCAAACGCTGGGAACTGGATCATCACGGACGCTGGCAAGCTCCTTCTAGTGCCGCTGAACTCCATCCCGTCAGAAACGAATTACCTTGTGACCGAGTACGGCTACGCGATCACATTCGGCGGAACGAGGATTTTGATAAATGGATAAAACATACATCGGCCTCAGTCTGTCGGAACTGACGCCGGGGCTGGAAAGCAAGCCGGTCACTGGCGTCAGACTCTTAGACACGAACGGAGACATCACCGGCGAGGCTGGAAACGAATCTGGACGTGTGATCGAGGCAGTGCACCCCGACGGAACAAACGAGATGGCGGCGTCGATTCTTTCGAAAATCACAGGTATGGTGTACCGCCCCTATGACGGGCAGGGCGCGATCCTTGACCCCGCCGCAGAGCTGGGCGACGGCGTAACGGTAGGCGGTATGTACTCCGTTCTTGCAAGCGCAGACGTCTACTTTGACACGCTGTGCGCTACAGGTATTGGAGCCGGAGGAGACGACGAGATCGACGAGGAATATCCATACAAATCCCCGATGGAGCGCCAGATCGAGCGCAATTATGCGGAAACGCGGTCGCTCATCAAAAAATCGAACGAACAAATCCTGCTGCAAGTTGACAACAAAATGCAGGGTCTGTCCTCGAGCATCGATGTCAAGCTGGACTCCATCACATCAACAGTTACCGGGCTGTCCGGCAATGTAAACAGCCTGTCCGGCAACGTGAGCAGCCTTTCTCGAAGTGTTAGTACCATCTCGCAAAAGGTAGACAATATAACCCTTTCAGTTAGCAACAGCGAAAGCAGTTCATCCATATCTCTGAACGTTGGCGGTGTCACTGTTTCGTCACAGACGATCCAGTTTACAGGTGACGTTGTATTCGCTTCTGACCTGCAGGATGGTCGCACCGTTATCAGCGGCGACAACATTCAGACCGGCTCTATCAATGCAATTGACTTGTACGGTTGCCGAATCTACGCAATGGAAGGAAACAAGGATTATTACACACAGATGGAGTTGGACGGTCTTACAGTCGTTACGGACGGCTTGTTCAAATGCGGTCTATACGGTAGTGATAACTCTGCGGAGCTGATTCTTGGCAATGCAAAGGCGGGGATTGTGCGGAAAACCTACGAGCGCAATGTAGGACACACACTATGGATCGGAAATAACGCCGAGACTACGGGTATTCGGATCAACTTCACAGATGGAACGGTTGAAATTGTCCAGTAAAATGAGGTGAAACTATGGAAAATGTGATTCAGCATTTAGACACGGCTTACAGACTCCTGTCACTGATAGCGGTCAGGGGCGACGACGCGGAACGTTTAGCCGTGGCGCGGCAGGAGATGCGCGCGGCGTATGCTCTGTTAACTGAAAAGAAGGAGGGCAACGATGGCTGACGCAACAATCGGCTCGCTGCCTGCACTGAGTGATCTGAACGATGATTCTCTGCTCGTTGCAGAGCAGAACGGCAGCGCGCAGAAGTTATCCGGCGCGCAAGTCAAATCCTTTGCCCGCGCAGCAGCAGCATCGGAAGCTGCAAAAGCTGCGCAGGCTGCGTCGGATGCAAACAGCGCAAAGTCGGCGGCACAATCCGCTCAGACCGCGGCAGAAAACGCAAAGAAGAGCGCAAGTACTGCTGCTACCTCGGCTGAAAGCGCCCGCGACGCAATTTTGAATATGATCGTTTCCGCAATCACGCTTGAGCACGGAAAACCGGCAACTGTTTCCAAGAGTGTTGTTGACGAGGTTTTCAAGCTGACTTTCGGCTTGCCGCGCGGAGAAAAGGGTGAGGCCGGTTCTCCGGGGCGTGGTATCACGTCCATCACGCTCAAGAGCGGCACGCACGCGGCGGGCACGACGGATACCTACACGATCACATTTACCGACAACACGACGTATGATTTTCATGTCACCAACGGCGCAAACGGCTTCTCGCCGACGATCACGACTTCTAAGAGCGGGAAGGTGACGACTGTCACCGTTGTAGATGCAAACGGCACACAGTCTTTTAAAATCAACGACGGCGCAGACGGTCTGGGCTCCGGCGATATGCACACGTCCACCTACGACAAGCAGGGCAAGGCGCAGGACATTTTTGCGTATGCGGATGCACAGGCGGGCGCGGCGATGGATGAAGCAACTGCTGCGGCGTCGGCGGCGAGAAGCGCACAGTCAGCCGCGAGCAGCGCACAGTCAGCCGCGTTAAGAGCACAGACCGTGGCAGAAAGCAAGCTGTCCTCGACTGGAAACGCAAGAAGCCTGGTCTGCGACATCTCAGTCTACAGCCAGAGAATCAACCTTGTGGCAGGTGAAAAGCTGTCATCCATGTTTGGCAAAATCTATCGGTACTTCGCCGATCTCAAAGCGATCGCTTTTAAGGCATCTGTCGAAAAAGAGGACCTTGCGGAGGACGTGCAGACGTCGCTCGGCAAGGCGGATACGGCGATGCAAAGCTACACGGAGACCGACCCGACCGTGCCAAGCTGGGCGAAGGCGGAAAAAAAGCCGACCTACACGGCGAGTGAGGTCGGGGCAGTGCCGACCTCCCGCAAGGTAAACGGCAAAGCCTTATCCGCCGACATCACGCTTGGAGAGGTGTACACGGCGACGCTGACGGCTGCGGGATGGGTGACCTCGGGGGCATGGAAAACGCAGACAGTCTCGGTGACGGGGCTGAAAGCCAGCTACAACGCCGCGCCGTTTGCGGACGTGGCACTGAGCGGCACAGACGCAGCGGCAGACGCGGAGCTGGCGGCGGCATGGCTGGGCATTTCGGCAAGCGCCATCGCGAATACGGCGGCGAACAGCCTGACGGTGAAATTCCCAGCGACGGTGGACACGCCGACCGTGAATATTCCGATCAGGATCACGACGTATGATTGAGGAGGTGCGGCATGATCTGCAATATCAAGAGGCGGTCTTCTGGGGGTGTGAAAGTTGGCACTTTGGATGTCGGCAGTATCATTCAGATTGCTGTGGATGGAACGATGAAGAATTTTATTGTCGTCAATCAGGGCGTACCAGGAAATAATAACCTATATGGTGCGGGGTGCGATGGTACATGGATGCTGATGCAGGACTGCTCTGATACGGATTCTGTGTATGGTCAGAATACATCCAGCAGTAAAAAATCTATGCCCTATGCCTATTCAAGGTTGGATACAGCTATGAACACGACGTTTTACGCAAGACTGTCTGACAAAGCAAAAAGCGCCATCTTCCCTGCGCAAATTGTTGTTGTGGACAATGACGCTACATATCAGAAGCTGGAACGCTATGTTTTTGCCTTATCTTTGATAGAGACCGGCTTTTTCCAGAGCGAACCTATGGAAAGTATCGACTATGATGGTGCAAAACTGGAATATTTTCAGATGACGAATGATGCGTCACCGCTTCGCATTTCTAACAAGAACGGCGTTGCACATGAATGGTGGATGCGCAGCCGACCAAATGGGGTCGGCAGTGGCTGGGTCGTTACAAAAAACGGTGGGCGGACAGGCTGGGGTGGGTCAAGTGTGGCAGGCGTGCGCCCAGCATTTGTGCTCGACCCGGAAACCATTGTCACAAAAAGAAGCAATAACATATATACGCTTGCATAGGAGGATACCATGATTAAATTTGCAAAAATTCCCATCGGGGGGGGTAAATCCCATCTAAATGAAAGCGGGGTGACGCCCGCATGATGTGCAATATTGCGAGAAGTCTGGCTGTCAATAATGTACCAACTATTTTTACAGCAAGTTTTCCAAACTATGATGCGACTGAATCGGGAAATCGGTCTGCGACATTTCCTGAGTTGATCGGAAAAAAATACATTCTGATTCGCGGAGACAGAAACAATGAAAAAACAATAATGAGCGCCGATTATCTGGATGGCAAAGTATACGGTGCTGCTACTTGTTCCTTCGACCCAACGAGGGGAAAAATAGCATTTTTTAGTAGCGTTGGTGGCTACACGGTTTTTTACGGTAATTACACAATTTACGCTTGGTAAAACGAGCATAGAAAAATTCACTGGTGCTTTTGCGCCGGAGGGGGGAGAAAATGTACATCACAGTAAACGACAGCACATATCAGAACGCAGTGCGGATCGGGACAGCACAGAGCGTGAGCTATACGGCAGACGGGCTGGAGGGTATCGGCGCGGTCAGCGGCGTCATAACAAGGTATCGGGACGATGGATTTGAAGTCGGCTCGGAAAATTCTGCTGACTATCTGCGGCAGGAGAGCATCCCGGGCGGCTTCCGGCTGACGAATGTGCCGGAGGTGCAGCCAATCGAGCCGCAGGCGGAGGCAGTGGTATATAACGAAGCAGTGTCCGTTTTGTGCGCTGTGAAAATGATGATGGCGGCTGGCAGTGTTCCGGCTGAAACAGATGAGGAAAGAATTACGGTGAGCGGCTTATACGCCGATTGGGAATATGGAAAGCACATAGTGGGCGAGATTTATAACGCCAACAGACAGACATGGGAGTGCTTTCAGGCATACGACAATGCCGTTTATCCCGATATTGTGCCGGGAAATTCGGCATGGTATACGTTCAATCGTCCGCTTCATGGAAAGTCCAAGGAGACTGCAAGAGAATTTGTGCAGCCGATGGGGGCGCACGATATGTATAAGAGCGGCGAGTGGATGATTTTTGAAAAGAAATTCTGGATGTGTAAAAGCGATACGGCGTACAGTCCAAAGGATTATGCCGCTGCATGGGAGGACAAAGGAGTAGACGGAAATTCTGCGGATGCGCCGGATGATCCTGCGGTGAGCGTCCCGGAGTTCGTTCAGCCAACTGGCTCAAATGACGCATATAAAAAGGGTGATAAGGTGTCTTTTGAAAACAAGGTATATGAAAGCACGATAGACAGCAATGTGTGGTCACCTACGGCATATCCGGCAGGATGGAAAGAGATCGAGGGGTAAGGACGTGAGTAGTGTGCAGAAAAACTATTTGAAAGACACCGCGGCGGCAAAGGCGGGAATCCGGGCAGAGCTGCCGGACTAAAAAACAAAAGGAGATAAGAGATGGATGAGATCAGCATGGAGCACCGCATGACGCGGGTGGAAAAGCTCAGTGAGGGGAACAAGCGCAGGATCGAGGACCTGGAAAAGGACAACAAGGTGCTGTACGAATTATCATCCTCGGTGATGGTGATGGCGGAGCAGCTCAAGCAGCTCAACACGCGCTTTGAGCAGCTGGACAGCTCGGTGCAGGCTTTGCGGGACAAGCCCGGAAAGGCGTGGGACACGGTGCTCAAAACGGCGCTGACGGCGCTTGTGGGCGGTCTCATCGCGTATGCACTGGTGCGGCTGGGGCTGAAATGATGCTCAGAAACAAGCGCCGCTGGCGCAAGGGGGAGATGGCAAAGACCATCGTGATCTACTGCATCCGCGTTCTGACGGGCGTGCTGATTTGGGCGGTCGTGCTCAAGACGCTGTGCGCGGTGCTGGACTGGACGTGCGACCTGTCGGACGTGCTGACCTTTGCCGGGGCGTTCTTCGGCGGCGAGCTGGCGCTGCTGGCATTCAAGAGAGTGTTTGCAAAGGACAAAAATGATGGGGAGGAAAATTAAATGGAACAAATCAAGAAACGGCTGGGGAATCTTCTGAGCGTCAAGTCGCTGGTGACGCTGGTGCTGACGGCGGTGTTCGCGTACATGGCGATCGTCGGGAAGATCAGTCAGGACTTTATGACCATCTATGCGGTCATCATCGCGTTCTACTTCGGCACGCAGAGCCAGAAGATGCAGGACGCTGTGGACAAGGACGGAGGGACGCAGGCGTGATGTGGTTCGGTATTGCCTGCTTTGTGCTGGGCGTTGTGCTGCTGCTGCGGCTGATGCGGGGGTGAGGCTATGGTGCAGATCAAGACGCAGCTCGCGCACCGCAGCAATTACGGCGGCAAGCGCACACAGACGATCAAGTGGATCGTCATGCACTACACCGCCAACGACGGCGATTCGGACGAATCGAACGGGCGGTATTTCCAGCAGCCGCTCAATCCCGTCGCATCTGCGCACTATTTCGTGGACGACGATTCCATCACGCGCAGCGTGCCGGATGACTACGTTGCCTATCACTGCGGGGCGCGGACGTATAAGCATCCCTATTGCCGGAATGCAAATTCTATCGGCGTGGAGCTGTGCGACGCGAAGCGCGATGGCAGGGTCATGGCGACCGACAAGACCCTCCAGAACGCGGCGGAGCTGGTTTATGCACTGTGCAAGCAGTACAAGATCCCGTATGACCACATCATTCGTCATTATGATGTGACCGGGAAGCTGTGCCCGGCATACTGGGTCAAGGGCGACGGCTTGCAGAAATTCAGAAAACAGGTCGAGGAGGTGGGCGAGGTGGTCGAAAAGAGCTATATGATCGTCGATGGAAAGAAGGTCGAGGTCAACCGCATCCTCAAGGGCGGGACGAATTACGTCAAGGTGCGCGACATCGCAAAGGCGCTGGATCTGGAGGTAGGCTTTCAGGGAAACATTGCGACGCTGAAAAGGAAGTGATGGGATGTCGCCACGCGCCAGAATGACGCTGCCGCCGGAGCTGGAGTGCATGACGCGGCAGGGCATGGAGACCGTGATCCGCGAGGCGAATCTTGGCAGAGAGGATACGCAGATCGCAAGGCTCTATTATGTGGACAAGCTGCCGCAGGTGGATGTGGCGACGGAGCTGTATCTGGGGCGCGCGACGGTGCAAAGGCGGCTTCCCAATATCACAGCAAGAATGCGGGATGCAACGCACCGCCTACCAAACTGATTCCGAAGTGATGCACAAATGATGCGCAACTGAGGCACATAAAAACGTAAAAAAGCTCATACTGGACACAACGAAAGGGTGTCTGGTATGGGCTTTGTTTTTTATAATCCTAATCCTTCCGGGAAACAGGTAGGAGACTGCCCCGTGCGGGCTATCGCCAAAGCTACCGGGCAGAGCTGGGATGAGACATATACCGGGCTTTGTGTGCAGGGTCTGGCAATGGGCGATATGCCGAGCGCGAACAGCGTATGGGGCGCGTATCTGCGCCAGCACGGATTTATCCGCAACGTCATACCGAACACCTGCCCTGACTGCTATACCGTCGCGGAGTTTGCCAAAGATCACCCGCGCGGGGTGTATGTACTTGCGCTATCGGGGCACGTTGTTTGTCAACTAAACGGGGATTATTACGACACGTGGGATAGCGGAAACGAAATACCGTTGTTTTATTGGGAAAAGGAGGACAACTGATGTTCGGACAGCCATATGTGTATCAGCAGCCAATTTACAATCAGCCGCCTATGCAGCCGATGCAGGATGTGCCTATGCGTCCACAGTATCAGCCTGCGCCGCAAATGCCGTATCCTCAGCAGCCGCAGCAGCAGAATCAATCTATCATCTGGATTCCAAACGAAAAAGCGGCAAGCGATTTTATCGTCGCTCCGAACAATGCAGTCACATTGTGGGATATGAATGCCCCGGTCGTGTACGTCAAAAAGGCAGACGCCAGTGGCAAGCCGGACATGAAGACATACGACCTCGTGGAGCGCGTTGCAACGCCCTCAGTTCCGCAAAACACACCATCCGCAGAATATGTGAGCCGTAGGGACTTCGACGATCTGGCGTTGCGTGTGGCGGCGCTGGAAAAGCAGGGAAAGGGGAACGCAAGCGATGAGCAATCCGTTGTTTAACGCCCTCGGTGGCGGGCAGATGCCCGGGATGATGGGAGAGTTTCAAAACATGATGCGGCAATTCCAGCAGTTCAAGCAGAGCTTTCAGGGAGACCCGAGGGCGGAGGTTGAGAAGCTGGTACAGTCTGGGAAAATCTCGCAGCAGCAGTTGAACCAGCTACAGCAGATGGCTGGACAGTTTCAGCAGCTATTGGGGTAGTGGATTACTATAAGCCTGCTTTTTTGTGGGTTTTCCGACTGATTGCAGGCTCAGTGTCTATGCTGTCGGACTTTTCGTATCTCCACATATAGCCGTGACAAGTCCTGTTTCTCCCTTTTGTGTTATTTAGTATCTGGCAA